AAACGACGTAGAAAAGAATAAGGAGCCGTATTATGGCCACTACCGCAGGCGATCAAATTAATGGAGCGTTACGATTACTTGGCATCTTAGCCGAAGGCGAAACTCCATCTGCCGCAACATCTCAAGACGCATTAGTTGCGTTAAATCAAATGATTGATAGCTGGAACACTGAGCGTTTAGCCGTGTTCTCAACTCAAGACCAAGTGTTTAGCTGGCCACCTAATGTATTGTCAAGAACGCTTGGCCCTACCGGTGACTTTGTAGGCAATCGCCCTATATTGTTAGACGACTCCACTTATTTTAAAGATCCCTCAAGCGGTATCTCTTTTGGCATTAAATTTATTAACCAACAACAATACAATGGTATTGCGGTTAAGACTGTAACAAGTACATACCCACAAGTAATATGGGTAAACATGACATACCCTGACGTTGAGATGTATGTCTATCCAAAACCTACAAAAGTCCTAGAGTGGCACTTTGTATCCGTAGAAGAATTAACCCAGCCTGCTACTTTGGCAACTAACTTGCATTTTCCTCCAGGCTATCTACGTGCGTTTAAATACAACCTAGCTTGTGAGATAGCGCCTGAGTTTGGTGTAGAACCGTCACCTACTGTGTCACGCATTGCAATGGCGTCTAAACGTAACTTGAAACGCATCAATAACCCTGACGATATTATGAGCTTGCCGTACAGTATTGTAGGCACTCGTCAACGCTATAATATCTTTGCTGGTAACTACTAAGGACTATCATGGCTAATGTAACCATTACAGAATTACCGTCAACCACCTCGACTACAAATGCCGATGTGTTACCTTTTGTTCAAAGTGGCGTAACGAAACAAATTTCAATCGCTAACTTCTTTACTAATGTGTCGTTATCAGCGCCAGCATTAGGAACGCCAATTTCAGGTACGTTAACTAACTGTACCAACTTACCTATCTCATCCGGTGTTTCAGGCCTAGGCTCAGGTATTGCCACGTTCCTTTCAACGCCTTCTAGCGCGAATCTGCGATCCGCTGTAACTGATGAAACAGGTACGGGCGGATTAGTATTCGCTACAAGCCCTACTTTAGTAACGCCTACATTAGGCGTAGCTACTGCAACAAGCCTTAATAAAGTAACAGTTACGGCACCGGCCACAAGCGCCGTGTTAACTATTGCAGATGGAAAAACATTGACTGTAAACAACAGCATTACTTTTGCAGGTACTGATGCTACTACAATGACGCTACCTAGCACAAATGCTACAATAGCTAGAACAGATGCAGCGCAGGCGTTTACGGGCGATCAAACTTTTGACAATATTGTAGGCACTGTTCAATCATTAAGCGGTGCTGGTGCAGTTAACATTACTCAACTATCAACTGCATTTACTTCTACTGCTACGGGCAACGCTTTAACTTTAGCTAATGGCGTTGTAGGTGAACTTAAAACAATCGTATATGTTGCTGAAGCAGCAGGCGCAGACACCGGCATATTAACGCCTACTACGCGCGTAGGATACGCAACCATTACTTTTACTAACGTAGGTGACTCAGTAACGCTTCAATACTTTACGCAAGGTTGGGCAGTTATTGGTGTTCGTGGTGCTACGGTAGCATAACTATGAAAACGCCAATCTTAGGTCAATCTTATGTAGCTAGGTCAATTAACGCTGCGGACAACCGCATGGTTAACTTGTTTCCGGAAGCTACACCTGAAAACGGTCTTGAGATAGGCTATCTAAATCGTGCGCCTGGACTAGACAAATTAGTAACGATTGGCTCAGGCCCCATCCGTGGGCTTTGGGCGCATCAAACCAATGGCGCCGATGCGTACTGCGTATCAGGCACTGAGTTCTATAAGATTTATCCGGATTACACTTATGTAAAACTAGGCGATGTTGCTGGGTCAGGCCCTGTTACGTTTGCTGATAACGGTATACAAATCTTTATCGCAGCCAATCCTAACGGCTACATATACAATGAAGTCACTAACGTATTTGCACAAATAACAGACCCTGACTTTACCGGTGCAGCCACTGTTACGTATCTTGATGGATACTTTGTATACAATGAGCCTGACAGCCAAAAGATATGGATTACACAACTATTAGACGGTACATCCGTCGATCCGTTAGATTTTGCTAGTGCTGAGGGTTCGCCTGATGGCGTTGTAGCCGTTAACTCTATCCACCGTGAGCTTTGGGTATTTGGTACAGACACGACAGAGGTTTGGTATGACTCCGGTGCTACCGACTTCCCATTGACACCTATTCAAGGTGCGTTCAATGAGACAGGCTGTATCGCACCTTATTCTGTAGCAAAGCTAGATAACTCATTGTTTTGGCTAGGCAACGACCCGCGCGGTTTTGGCGTAGTGTATAGGTCTAACGGCTACGCATCACAACGCGTATCAACGCATGCTATTGAATACGCTATCCAAGGCTACAGCGATGTATCAGACGCTGTGGCTTACACATACCAACAAGAAGGTCATGCGTTCTACGTTATATCGTTCCCCACTGGCAATGCCACATGGGTGTTTGATGTTGCTACTGGCGCGTGGCATGAACGTGCTTACTTAACTAATGGTGAATTTACACGTCATCGTTCAAATTGTCAGTGCAACTTCCAATCTACAACCCTTGTAGGCGACTACGAGAACGGTAACATTTACAAGTTTGACTTAGATGTTTACGCAGACAACAACAACCCTCAAAAATGGCTACGCTCATGGAGAGCGCTGCCTAGCGGTCAGAACAACTTAAAACGTACTGCTCAACACAGTCTTCAATTAGAGATTGAGTCAGGCGTAGGCTTAAACGGTATTGACCCGTTTGACCCGCTAACAGGCGTGTTAGCCACAGAGTCCAACAACGACCTTACTACCGAGTCAGGCGACTTATTATTAGTGTCCGTGTACACAGTAGAAGGCGCTAACCCTGAGATTATGTTGCGCTGGGCTGATGATGGCGGTCACACTTGGTCTAACGAGCATTGGGTTTCAATGGGAAGAATTGGTCAATACGGCTTCCGTAGTATATGGCGTCGTCTAGGCATGACACAAAAACTACGTGACCGCGTGTACGAGGTGTCAGGCACTGACCCAGTTAAAATAGCTATTATGGGCGCTGAGTTAATTATCAGCGGAACTAATGCTTAATATTACCCGCATCCCTGCGCCTCGCGTCATGCTTGTCGATCCGCAGACAGGCGTTGTATCAGACCAATGGTTTCGGTTTCTTAACAATATCTATACTATTGTGGGGTCTAATCAAGGTATTGTGCAGATTATTAACGGCGGTACAGGCTTAGGCGCAGAGCCTGCTAACGGGCAACTATTGATAGGCGATGCGGTTAACGGGTATGTGCTTAACACTTTAACGCCTGCATCAGGCATAGGCATTACTAATGCGCCTGGCGATATTACCATAGCCAACACCGGTGTGCTGTCTAACCTTGCAGGCGCCGGCGTTAGCGTATCAGGCGCTACGGGTGACGTCACCATAGCCAACACGGGCGTGTTGTCGTTTAGCGCAGGCACGACAGGGCTAACACCTAGCACAACATCCACAGGTGCCGTTACGCTTGCAGGTACATTAGGTTTAGCTAACGGTGGCACTGCAGGCACCGACGCAGCCACAGCTAGGACTAATTTAGGCGTGACTGCAACAGGTGCGGACACAACCTATGCGTTTAGGGCTAACAACTTATCTGATTTAGCCAGTGCGTCCACGGCTAGAACTAATTTAGGGCTAGGTACAATAGCCGTTAAAAATATAGGTGTATCCGGTACCTTTACTACCGTTGACTTAAAAACAGTTACCGTCACTGACGGGATTATAACGAGCATAGTATGATAGAAAAACTATTCGCACTACTAGCCAAGCTGTCTAGCCCACGCATACCAGTGCCGTTGGATAAACAAGCGCACTTTAGCGTAGGCGCAATCTTGGCGTTGATAGCGTATATTGTTATTGGATACTGGGCTTTACTGCTTGTAGCTATAGTAGCTGGCGCAAAAGAGTGGTATGATTATACGCATCCTAATCATACAGCAGATGTATGGGATTGGGTAGCCACGCTGTTAGGGGCTATTGTTACATTAGGAGTAATAAATGCTTGTTAACTTTTCCCCTTTAGCCGGTGCAGGCGCACAGTTCTTCGATAACAACGGAGTCCCTTTAGCTGGCGGTTTATTGTACACGTACTTTGCGGGTACGACTACGCCATTGCCTACGTACACCAGTTCAACAGGATCAACGGCTAACGAAAACCCAATCATATTAGATTCCGCAGGTCGTGTACCTGAACAGATATGGTTACCTAACGGCTACTCAACTAAATTTGTTTTAAAGAACGCAGCTGACGTTCTTATTTGGACTAAAGATAATATCCCCGCGTCACCTCAACCGCCAATCGTTAACGATGCGTCTAGCATCACGTATGACTCAGGTTACAGTGTAACAGCGGGCAGTTTTATTATCGGGCAAACATACGTAATTACATCTATAGGTTCTACTAACTTTCAGTCAATTGGCGCTGTAAGTAACACGGTAGGTATATATTTTATTGCTACCGGTGTCGGTTCAGGCTCAGGCACTGCAGACTTTATTAGAACTGTTCAAACTAAATTACGTGAGTCAGTCAGCGTTAAAGATTTTGGCGCAATAGGTGATGGCGTAGCAGACGATACTGCAGCTATTCAAGCGGCTATTGATTCCTTTTCAGGGTCTTTTAAGCAAGGTATAGTCAATTTTCCTAATGGTATATATAAAGTAAGTACATTAATACTTACAGGTGAAGTCTCATTGATAGGCATTGGTAGAGGATCTACAATATCTCAAATTGCAGGTACAGTAGGTGCTTTAATTAAATGGAACGATACCTCATCTGAAGTAGGGTATCCTTGGATAGTTACTATTGAAGGTTTTACTTTAGAAGGGCAAGGTGTCTCCTCAGGTACGACTGACAACGATGCTATATTAATCAATGAATACTGGGGCTTGCAAATTTTAACCCTTAAAAACTTGTATATAGATGGATTTAAAGGTTGCGGAATAAACGCTTATCAACCAAGAAGTAACACGGTTGCAAATGCGTATCAGTTTAGTTCATGGAGCGATATATACATTAAAAATTGTACTACAGGGTTTAGAGTTGGCGATGGGTTTTGTGGGGAAAGTGTTTTAACAAACGTAACTTTTCAGAATATAGTGTCTGAGTGTGTAAAGGTAGTTATTGGTGTTTTTGCTGGAGCGCAAGGAATTACGTTTAACTCATGCAATTTTAGTTTAACGCCTATAGGAGTTAATTTCACTGCAGGTACAGAAGGATTATTTTCATTTAATGAGTGTCATTTTGAAAATATGGGGACGGAAGCGGTATATTTAAGCACTAGTCAGTACAATGCGATTAGTTTTGTAAATTGCTGGTTTGCATTGACTAATGTTTCTGGAACATCTTATGGCATACGAGATAATGGTACAGGTACTACGCGATGCTCAATTACAAACTGCACATGGACAAGCCCAAGCGGTGTGTCTGCATACATAAAAGCTGAGGCAGGAAGCAATTTTACACTTTCAGTATTTGGTACTAATGATGCAAGGGGTACTATTCCAGCATCAGGCATAATTTTGCCTAGTACAAACTCTGTTACAGGTACA